AAATATAGCAAAAGTTTTATGTGCAAACTTAATACCTTGCCATTTAAATGCTTTACTACTGCCTTCTAACTTACGACCAATTTGTCCGTTGTAGTGTGGATCTTCTTTGTGCTTGCCTATAAATTCTAATAATTCTTTACAATCATATAGTGGCTTAATAGATACACGAGGCTCTGGAAAAATACCAATATCAATATCTTCTTCACTGTAAATTACAATGTTTACATCTTTTGGTAAACATTCAACCCAACTATTAAGATTAACTTTGGAAGTTGAATTCCAATATGCTTTATTTAAACTTGTTACAAATGTGTACATTATACTGACGCATCCTCCATACCGGCAACTCTTAGTTTTACAATATTAGTTATCTGCCATTGCTTCTGGTCTAGGCCTTTTAAGACTCCTAGCCATTGATTACGCATAAGGGCAAATTCATTAATAATCTTTTCATAGTCGACAACGTCTGACTCGCCGTCGACATACTTTTCAACATCGCGGCTTGACAATGCACGTTGATAATTTTCTAAATATTTCTTAAAGTACGAACTACGCAACCTACGTAGTTCGATATTTAAGTAATTTAAAATGGCTTCAATTTCTTGGAGTTGATTAAACCGATGTTCAACAATTCCGGGCATAGCACTAGATGCACGTTCAACATTACCTGTAAGTTTTACTTCACGTTTTGCATCTGCTAATTCAGTATTAAAAAATGCAACTGCATCAGGTATCTTGCTTATATTTCTAGATACTTCACTATACCACATAGTTTATTCTTCCCAATTCTTGCCATCTTCGTCGTCAAACACTTCTTCTTCGTCATCCAAGTAATATTTTACTGCGTTGTCGAATATTGTACACCCACCCATAGATTCTATAAGGGTATTGTCTGCAATTCCGTAATCGGCTAATAGATCAACATATCTTTCAGCCGCAGTTTCAACGTGTTTTTTGTCAAGATGCTCTTTAAACATCATCCATATTTCTTGTATTTGTTCATCATTCATGTGCGGAAAGTTCCTCAATTTGATCTTCGGTTAATGTTTCATCACTATTACCGTCCTCGGTATTTACCACAGGTGCCATTTTTTCTGCGAATTCCGACATAATCAAATCAAGTTTATCTCCTACCATCCATGCTTTACGATATTCAAGAACTTCTTCGCCTGCTAGGTTAATATACTTGAGTCGATTGCCTTGCTTAACTAACAAGCCTTTCTTCTCAAACAATTCAACTAAGCCGCTATAAGGATTCATGCCAGTTTCATAAGGAATCTTAACTTGTACAGCCTCAAACGGTTTTGCATAACGGGTTTTCATTACCTTACACCCTGCTCTAATACCACGTACTTCTGTGATCTTGTTACCGTCTTCGTCTTCCTTTAGTTTCATTTTCTTCATTGCAACAACAATACTTGATGCATAAACAAAACCTTGGCCACCACTAATCTTGTCATCTGGGTCAAACATATCTTGCGATGCGTATGTGTGGTTAGTACATACTAGTCCAACGTTTAATGAGCCAATCATGTTAACTGTGTTACGAACTAGTGAAGTCAATGCCTTAGGCTTACGACCCATATCACCTTTCATATCACCCTTGTTAAACTGATCAACGTCAGTAGGTGTTAGTAACATACCCAATGAATCAACTACAAACAATACTTTAGGACGATCTGCTTCATCCATTGCTCTATAGTCTGCTACAAATACTGAAATAGTCTTTGCTACATCATCAATCATTGACATGTTTAATTTAAGAAGTTTTTCTTCTGATGTGTCAACTTCTAAGGCCTTTAGCCATGATTCATCAAGTGCGTTCTCTGAGTCAATTAATACTACAAAGATGCCTTGATCCTGTGCGTGTTTTACAATGTTACCTGAGCAAAAGTAAGACTTACCTGCTCCTGATTCACCTGCAAACACAGTAACCTTACCTAGTGGGACACCTCTATTAAAGTCTCCTGAGATAAGATAGTTTAGTGCATACGAGCCTGTTGAGATCCAATCAGTTGGATCATTAAAGCCGCTACTCATGCCTGAGATACTTTTAGTCAAGTCCTTACGGAACTTACTAACATCAAACGATTTAGCCATAGTTACTCCTTGTTAAGCCATTTTATGTAGGGGACTTTACTCCCCTACATTGTATGTGATTGATTATTGTGCTTGACGGTTTCTAATCATTGCTAGAATGTCATTCGCATCGCCGCCACTTGCAGGTGCCGCTTCAGCAACTGGAGCAGGTGCCGCTACTGGAGCAGGTGCCGCTACTGGTGCTGGAGCAGGTGCCGCTACCGGTGCCGGAGCACTTTGGCTTACTGCTGTTGCGTTTGGTGATGCCGCTTTCATTGGATCACCTGTACGTGCTTGCATCCCACTTGGACGGAAGTACTGTGACCAACGATCTGCATCATAAGGTTGTCCGTCAACAGATGCTTCAAACATCTCTTGCATTACCTTTACACCAATCTCGTCTGGCTTCTTAGGAAGGAAATCACCTAGATTAAATAATCCATTAGTGTTTACAGCATTCATTTCTGCATCAACAAGTGGACGCTCTCTACGAGCCCAACTTGATGTTGAGTAATCAGCATAACCACCTTTAGATGTTTTGTTAAGACGGAAGTCTACGCCAGCAGTATAATCTGTTGGTAATTCTTCCATGTCTGGATCCATAAGCGCCTGCTTAATGATTTGAAAAATCTGTGGACCAATAATAAAACGTCTAATCGGATTTTCTGGAGTTGAATCTTCTCCAATTGGGTTTTCAGTTACAAAGCCTTGGAATACGTATGAACGCTTCTTCCAATACTTGCGACCCATATCTTCTAGACTTGGATCTTTAAACCACCCACGTACTTCATTAAGGATAGTACAGTTGTCGCCATACATTTCCATGCATGGTACTTGTACTTGAACTGGCTTACTGCCTGGTTCGCCTTTAACTCCTGGAAAGGGTAACTTGATCATAAGTCTTTCTGTCCAGAAAAACGTATTGTCTGTGTTACTGTCAGGTAAGAATCGTAGCGTTGCGCTCGCGCCTTCCTGCATGTTCCAAAATGGGTAAATTGCGTTGTCGCCGCCGCCACTGCGTTGTCCGCCAGTGTTCGCTTCTTGCTCTTTCAGTTTTGCTCTGATTTCTGCTAGTGATGCCATAATTATATGCCTCCTATAGTGCCTTTATGGTTGTGTTACGTGCCTTTAATGTTATAGCACAGTTATTATTATATACTGAACTACAACGTTTGTCAAGTCTTTTTTTAAAGAAAAAACATAAAAACTTACAACAGGACTATTATAGTCCTGCTAATGCCTTAATACTTTGAAGATCTGAAGCGCTCGAACTAGATCGTTGTCTTTCGCTCTCGCCAATACCTGCCGCTGCCTTTAGTGCGTCTATACTTGCAGTAACAGCCATTGTAACTTTCTCCGGCTCGTGCTCATCTTCCATCTCTTGGACTGCTGGGCCTTGCATTACTGATTCGTATTTTGACAGAATCTGCTCAATAAACTTCTTAGCAGGATTGATAAACTGTTCACCGTAGTCTTTTTCGACCATAGTTAGTACTGCTGTTTCGCCTTTTGGAAATGCACCATTCTCTCTATCAAATAATGATAAAATCTTTTCTGGTAGTGGCACATCTTGGTCTTTTTCAAGTGTAATTTCGTCACCGTCTGGACCGTCAATCTTGTCGCCTTTTTTCTTACCATTCATTTTAGCCTGACGTACTTTGTTAGCATATGCATTGCCTTCATCAGCGTCTTCGTCATCATCGCCATCTTTCTTGTCATTAATGGCCTTCTTCATTGGCTCGCTAGTGTCGCCGTCTTTGTCCATATCTAAAAAGTCTGGTTTTGCTTTCTCGCTAAACTGACCCATCATTTCTTCAAATCCTGCTTCAATATCATCAGTTGTAGGAATCGCATCTTCTTTTGTGGTCTTATCGTTATAGCGTGGATCACCGTCTTTCATTCTTTTGTATGCAGGTGTGCCGCCTTTTTTGTCAGCGTCAGTAACGTCCATTTTATCTGTTCCGTTCTCTTGCTTGTCATCTTCTGCTTCACCCAAAATATCTTCTGGACCTAGCGTAGTTACTGCATTTGCTTCACTTACTAATTTGTAAATGTATGGAAATACACCTTTAAGTTCTTCATTAAACTGCTTAATAGTAAGTTGTGCAGTCCAATCAGTTGCAACATCTTCTGGAACGTCTTCCATTACAACACTTGTAAAGTTA